CGTTCCGAGATGACGGTTTCAACACCCAGTCCGGTTCACAAATTGGTGACATGTCTCCTTCCTTACCTGATTTCAATCCTAGCGAGGAAGATATTCGTTATTGCTGGGCGGATGGCCTAAACGAGGGTATTTTCAAACCCCTGTCAGTGCTCCTCATATTTTTGTGGCGCTCGCTTGCAGTTTACCTCTATGGGTTCACAGCAATTGTGGTTTGTTCATCCTCGGCACTGTTCGTTTCCATATTCACTACTTTCGCTACCCTCCGTGGTATGCCTGAGTACATACTGGCTTGGTTAACGACTTTTGATTGTTGCCCTGAATCTGTTAAGATTATTTACGCCAGCAAGAAGAAAATTGATGACATTCGAGATGTTGTGAACACCTGTAAGGAGTTTGTTACGACATCAGGTGGTTCTATTCCAGATGGCTACAAGGTTGTCGCGTTGGAGTTTAAGTCTCTCATGCACATTTTGTATTACTGTTACAACAATGATACGGTATCAGCCCTATCTTGGTCTAGCAACTTCATCATCACAAGGCCCGAAGCTATTAAATCCTTCCTACTTGGTTTCAAGTTTGAACAGGTTGCAGCTAGTGTCCAATTAGAAACCCACCCCGTGTCTTATAATGGGGTTGTGTATCAGATGGACGCAGACGGGCTAAGAGCTGTCCATGAACAACATGTACTAGGAGTTGAGGATCTCACTCCCACTTATGTCATGCACGATCGGACAAATTTTGATGTACAAAACTCGGATTTCACATCCTTGTTTGGCACTGCCTCTTCTATTGCGGCGGCGCTATCAATGTCTGGTATGTCCGAAGCTGACATAAGGCAAGCTAACTCCCAGTTTGTCTTTGTCAACAATTCATCACGAGCCATGTCTCAACATTCTGCCTCTATTATGAAGATAATATCGGTTATTGCCAGATCCACATTTGGTTATGACCCATTTGACTCAGAGTACAGAGCGTTTGCTGTCAAACTCATGGGGATCATTGAGTATTCCCAGAAGTTAAGCTTCAATATAGGACTGGAATCCAACCGTGATGACATGTTGGAGGTCTTGCAAAAGAACATTGAAGCTCAAAAACTTGCTACTGATCCATCCATGATAGTCATACCCGGATTTTTCGCTCGCAAATTCGATTCTGCTGCGCGTATTATATCCGAGAGAGCCAAGGACGCCCACGCTGTATTGGCTACTATTGTCACACGCCCTGAGCCAGCCTGTGTTTTCGTCACAGGACCCCCGGGCGTTGGCAAGTCAGCCCTCATCAGTATTCTTATGTCAGGCTTAGCCTACAAAGATGGTGAGAATTATGACCCGGCACAGACCTACAACTACAACCCTGATGACAACTTCCACTCGTCATACAAGCAGGGCATCAAGTACACTGTTTTCGATGATTGTTTCAAGCACGCTGATGCTGACAAGCGATCTGCAGAGGCTAGTGAACTTATACACATGGTCAATACCGTTCCATACATATTGTCGACACCATTCGATGACAAAGGTAAAGTTACATTTGAAAGTAGCTATGTTTTTGTCACCACCAATGTTGCCAATCACGGTATAGATAAGTGGCGCCCTGTCATAGGGATGACAGACCCCGACGCCATAAAGCGCAGGTTTCATGTGGTTTTGCACAGAACCGATCCGATCTGTCCTGACGTGAAGGACAATACTTACAGACTTGATAAAGTCAACCTCCCAGGTTACGAGGTGGGCCAAATCTTGAACGTCAAACAGATCATCGAACTGACCCACGCTGTAAGGCAGGCAAACATCAAAAACCAGCAAACTCACAATTATGACAACAAATTCTTTGAAGACATGTTTAGTGAGTCACCTGAACCTGAAGAAGCCCCCAATGGCGACTTTGATGCTCAGGCAGACAACCAAGATGAAGAGCAAGATTTCATTATCAAACTCGTTTCTCTTGGCATCGTTGACTGGTACGATAGCCCAAACAGGAACTATTATATAGGATTGTTTTTCCTCTTGGTTACTATGGGCGTTGCCACATATTACTGCGACTTCTTTTTCCCAGAGGATGATGGTGATGATGATGATTTGGATTTTCTCCCTGACTCTCAGAACCAAAAGTTTTCACATGGCAGAAGCAATCGAAAGAATGCCAAAGCCAAAATCCGTGCTATCCGTGCATCGAAGAAGATCACCAAGGTTACAAGAAGCAACCAAGCCAGTAAGCGGTATGCTAGAAGCAAGGCCGCCCATCAGGTGAAGTCATCAAATTGGACCAAACAGTCTGCCGAACTCAATTACTCTCAGAGTCTAATCAGCTCCGTGTCTAAGTGCACCGTCTGGGCTTGTGCTCGAGGTATTGATGAGGATGGGCTTGTG